CCAACGCCGCGGGCGAGGGCGGTTCGTTCGAGCTCGAGGCCAACCTGAGCGGTTCAGCCGACCAGGCACGCATCAAGGAACTGCGCCGCATCCTGGACTCGAGCAAGTCCAAGCCCGACGCCAAGGCGCAGGCCCGCGAAGAGCTCGCCGCCCTGGAGCGCACCGTCGACCGCTTTGTCGGTGGCCTGTCCATCCAGATGTCCGCCGACACGCAGGGCCTCGACTTTGTGCCGACCGACGCCGACATGGCACGCCTGGCCGAGCAGGTCCGCACCGCGGTCTACGAAGCCGACGACGGCAACACCGTGCTGGCCTCCAAGACGTTGTCGACCCAGGGCCGCTACGGCGCCCCTGAGCGTGCGCTCGACCTCGAGGTGGTTGCGCGTGAAGGGTACAGCCCCAACGCGCTGTGGCTCGAGATGCTGCGCCAGGCGCAAGCCACCAAGCAGGACAGCACGTTCCTGTCCCGCGTGCTGCGCGATAACGAAGACTACGACCCCCTGGTGCACCGCCCAGGCGTTGAGATCTATTTCCGCGAAGCCGCCGCCCAGGAGCAGCTCGAGCAGGTGCTCGCCGACCTGGCCAAGGAAGGCGTCGAGTTCCTGACCGTCATCGTCGACGGCCGTCGCATGTCAGCCGGCATGGCGGGCGAGATGCCCCCGGCGGTCGGGGTGCGCCTGCAGTACGTGCCCGAGTTCGAGCAGCGCTACGGCATGGACGATTTCAGCCAGCTCGATGATTTAGCAATTGCTGCTAAAATGGAACAGAAAGCGGCCGAACTTCGGTCGGTGGCCGAGCGCGTAAGCGCCGCGGTCGAGGGTGTCTCGTTCGCCGGCCAGTTCTGGTACGAGACACAAACCGCGTTCAGCACCGAATACCAGGAGAAAATCGATGCCCTCACAATTGGAAGCGCTGAAGAAGGCGCTGCTGGAGTCGGAGGCCCGCAGTGGTCCGGACAATCCGTTCGTCAAGGGGTTGAAAGCGCAGATCGCCAAGCTCGAGAAGCCACCGGCGGACAACCCGATGCAGACCTACTCGGCGGGGATGCGCTCGGCACCCTTGCCCAAGGAGAAATAAATGACCGACTGGAACAAACCGGAGACGGAGCAGGACGCGCAGCTGACGCAGGATCGTCGCCGCTTCCAGGCGCTCCGGTCATTGCAGGCGCAACAGGGCCAGACCCCCGCCTCGTCGCCGTTGCCGAGCAATACGCCCGCGACAACGGCATCGACCTCAAACGTCAATCCGAATACGTCCAAGTAGACCCCGAGCGCGCCGCGCGCATCGCGGCCGCCTACGAGGCGATGGCCCACGCACCGCAGGACCCTGCGGTCAAAGAGGCCTACGAGAACCTGATCCAGCAGACCACCGCGCAGTACCGTGCGCTTGAGGCGGCCGGCTACAAGTTCTGGTTCATCGACCCCACCAACGACCCGTACACAAGCCCCTGGGACGCCATGCGCGAGATGCGCGCCTCGCAGACCATGGGCGTGTTCCCAACCGTTGCAGGCTTCGGCAGCAACGAAACCAATCCCTTCCCCGGCAACCCGCTTGAGGCCGACACCGGCATCCAGTGGCCCTACGGCTCGCCCGATGGCGAGCTGCGCCCCGTGCTGGCCAACGACCTGTTCCGTGCCGTGCACGACGCCTTTGGCCACGGCCTCGAGGGTGCAGGCTTCCGCGCCCAGGGCGAAGAAAACGCCTGGCAGGCGCATGTCCGCCTGTTCACCGGCAGCGCGATCGCCGCGATCACCAGCGAGACCCGCGGCCAAAACAGCTGGCTGAACTTCGGCCCCTACGGCGAGCAGAACCAGACCGCCAAGGTCGAGGACACCGTGTTCGCCGACCAGAAGACAGGACTCCTGCCTGAGTGGGCCTGGACCGAAGGCCTGGCCGGCGACATGCAAGCGCAGGGTGATGTGCTCGAGCAAGGCCCCCGCGGCACCTTCAGCCCCAGCCAGCTGCTGCTCACGCTCAACGAGAACGCCGACCTGTCGACGTTCCTGCACGAGTCTGGCCACTTCTTCCTCGAGGTGATGGCCGACCTGGCCAGTCAGCCCAACGCGCCCCAGCAGATCCGCGACGACATGGCCGCCACGCTCAAGTGGTTCGGCGTGCCGGACCTCGCCACCTGGAACGGTTACACCCTGGACCAGAAGCGGCCCTACCACGAGCGCTGGGCCGAGTCCTTCGAGCAGTACCTGTTCGAGGGCAAGGCCCCCAGCCCCGAGCTGCAGCCGCTGTTCCGTCGCTTCCGCTCCTGGCTGGTCAACGTCTACAAGTCGCTCACGCAGTTCATGCGTGCCCGCGACCTCAAGCTCAACGACGAAGTGCGCCAGGTGTTCGATCGCCTGGTCGCCACCGACGAGCAGATCGCCCAGGCCGAAGAGGCCGCCGGCATGCTGCCCGACTTCGAGGCCACCAACGAGGCGATCGAGCAACTGCAGGCGCGCTCACTGCGTGACCTCAAGTGGACCGTCAAGGCCCGCGGCAAAGTGCTCAAGGCCCTGGAGAAAGAGGCCAAGACACTGCGCAAAGAGGTCGAGGCCGAGGTGCGCGCCGAGGTCGAGAAGCAACCGCTGTACGCCGCCATGAACTGGCTGCGCAAGGGCGAGATGACCAACGAGGCCGGCGAGCAGGTCAAGGCCGAAAAGGGTTTCCGTTTGAACACGGCAGCGCTCACCGAGCTCTTCCCCGAGACCATGCTGGCCCGTCCCGACCTCACGCGCCTGCGTGGCATGACGGCCAAGGACGGCCTGCACCCTGACCTGGTCGCCGACATGTTTGGCTTCGAGTCGGGCGACGCCCTGGTGCGCAACATCATCGACGCCGAGCCGATCGCGAGCGTGATCGAAGGCATGACCGACCAGCGCATGCTCGAGCGTCACGGCGATCTGGCCACGCCCGAAGCGCGCGAGGCTGCAGCGAACGAGGCCGTGCACAACGAGGCACGCGCCCGCTCACTGGCCACCGAGCTCAAGTCCCAGGCCGAGATGCTGAACCCGCGCCAGGACACTGGCCGCACGGCCACCAACGGCCGCGCCATCACCGTGAACGCGATCACCGCCGCGGCCAAACAGTTCGCCGAGAACCTGGCCGCACGCCGTCGCATCAAGGATCTGAAGAGCGCCGCCTGGCAGCACCGCAGCGCCGAGGCGCGCGCCGGCAAGGCCTGGCAGGCCGCCACCGCCAAGGGTGACACCCAAGCCGCCGTGCAGGCCAAGCGCGACCAGGTGCTCAACAACGCCACGGTCAAGGCGCTGCAGGACGCGCAGGTCGAAGTGAAGAAAATCGTCGAGTTCTTCAAGCGCGTGGTCAAAGGCAACGACGAGAAGATCGTCGAGCGTGGCCGTGACCCCGATGTTGTCAACGCAATGCGCGCCATCCTGGCCGCCTACGACGTGGCGCCTCGGCTCGAGAAGTCCGCGCTCGCCTACATGGAGGCCGTGGCCAAGAACGACCCCACCATGTACGCCGCGCTGCAGCCGAGCGTGCAGGGCGCGATGCTGAACGCCAAGCCCATGGTCGAGATGACCATGGAAGAGCTGCGCGGCCTGCACGACGAACTGCGCGCCATGTGGGTGCTGGCCAAGCGCTCGCGCCAGATGGAAGTCGACGGCGACCTGATTGAGATCGAGGCGGCCGCCGACCAGCTGGTCGAGCGCATGGGCGAGATCGGCATTCCCGACACGATCCCGGGCGAGAAGGGCGCGATCACCGACAAGCAAGAGCGCGGCATCAAGCTGCAGTTTGCCAAGGCGATCCTGTCGCGCGTCGAGCAGTGGTCCGAGCGCCTGGACGGCAAGTTCGGCGGTCCGTTCCTGCGCCTGGTGTTCCAGCCCGTCAAGGACGCCGCCGATCGCTACCGCACCGACAAGGTGGCCTACCGCCAGAAGTTCACCGAGCTGCTCAAGAACGTCGCGCCGTACCTGCCCGCAGGTCCGATCGAGGCACCCGAGCTCGGCTACACCTTTGGCAACGCCCGCGACTCGGGCGCTGCTGAACTGCTGCACGCGATCCTGCACACCGGCAACGACAGCAACAAGCGCAAGCTCTTGCTCGGCCGTGGCTGGGCCACGCAAGACGCCGAGGGCAACGTCGACACGACCCAGTGGGACAACTTCATCCAGCGCATGCAGTCCGAGGGCAAGCTCAACAAGGTGCACTACGACTTCGCCCAGGGCGTGTGGGATCTGCTCGAGGAAATGAAACCGCTCGCGCAGGAGACCCACCGCAAGGTGTTTGGCCGCTACTTCGCCGAGGTCACCGCCAACGAGTTCACCACCCCGTTCGGCACCTACCGCGGCGGCTACGTGCCCGCGCAGACAGACAGCCGCCTGGTCAAGGACGCGAAGCTGCGCGAGCTGGCCGAGGGGGAAAACGAGTCCATGGCCTACGCCTTCCCGGCAGCGCCGAGCGGATTCACCAAGAGCCGCGTCGAGTACAACCAGCCCTTGCTGCTGGACCTGCGCGCGCTTGGCCAGCACATGGACAAGGTGCTGCTGTTCTCGCACATGCAGGGCGCGGTTACCGACGTGCGTCGCCTGCTGACCAACAAACGCGTGAGCTACGCGCTCGACCGCATCGACCCCGGTGCGTACGAGGGCATGCTCATCCCCTGGTTGAACCGCTCGGCGCGCCAGGTGGTCGAGACCCCCGTGGTCGGCGATCGCAAGCTGTCGCGGTTCCTGAGTGCTGCGCGCTCGCGTGCGGGCATGGCGCTCATGTTCGCCAACCTGTCGAACACCGTGCAGCAGATCACCGGCTTCACCATGGCCGGCGTCAAGGTCAAGCCTGGCCTGATCATGAGCGCGACAGCCCGGTTCATGGCTGACCCCAAGGCGATGAAGACCACCGTCGCCGACAGCTCGCCCTACATGAAGGACCGCATGCTGAACGAGGTCGGCGCGATGAACGACGCGATCGAGGAGATCCTGGTCAACCCGACGCTGCTCGAGCGCGGCCAGACCTGGACCCAGCGCCACGCGTATTTCATGCAGGCCGCGGTCGACAACACCATGAGCCCGATCATCTGGACGGCCGCCTACAACCAGGCGCTCGAGCAGGGCATGCAGCACAACGAGGCCGTGCGCTTTGCCGACGGTGTGATCCGCCAGACCCAGGGCACCACACTGCCCGAGGACATCAGCCGGTTTGAGTCAGGCCCAGGCTATGCACGACTGTTCACCCAGTTCGTGAGCTACTTCAACATGATGGCGAACACCAACGCCACCGCGGTGAAGCAGATCGCCGACGAGATGGGCCTGCGCAAGGGCGCCGGCAAGGTGCTGTACGTGGCGCTGGCCGGTTTGCTGGCCCCGATCTGGGTGGCTGAAGCGATCGCCCAAGCGTTCCGCGGTGGTCCCGAGGACGAGGACAAAGACGGCTGGCTGGACGACTGGCTCCTGGCCGTGTTCGGTATGGGCACGCTGCGGGGCTTGACCGCCCAGGTGCCGATCGTGGGCCAGGCTGCCCAGCTCGTGATCAACCGCTTCAACGACAACCCGGCCGACGACAAGTTCTCGTTGTCGCCTGCGGTGTCGTTGATCGAGTCGACCGTGAGCGCGCCGTCGAGTGTGTACAAGGCGATCGTCGAAGACGGCAACAAGCAAAAGGCCGTGCGTGACGTGGCCGCTGCTGCAACGATGATCACCGGCTTGCCGATCTACGGCGTCGCCCGACCCATCGGCTACCTGGCAGGCATGGCCGGCGGAAACATCGAGCCCACGGGCCCGGTGGACCTCGCTCGAGGCCTGGCAACCGGCACAGCGAGCCCAGAGAGCAAGCAGCGCTGATGTGTCCGTGAGCGGGGGCCCTGCACCTACCATCCCCGGTAATCGCAGGAGCCCCGCGCAATGACCATTCCAAACACCGCCCGCAAGGCCGGGCCGCTTCTCGGCACCGGCTCGCAAACCGCCTGGCCGTTCACGTTCAAAGTGTTCGCCGCCGGTGACGTGCAAGTCACCATCGCCAACAGCTCGGGCGTCGAAACGCTGCTGGTGCTCGGCACCGACTACTCGGTCTCGTTGAACGCCAACCAGGAGACAAGCCCCGGCGGCACGGTCACCTACCCGATCAGCGGCAGCGCATTGCCCGTGGGCAGCGTGCTCGCGATCATTGGTGACTTGGATTACGACCAGCCCCTGGACCTGCCGAGCGGTGGCAACTTCTCCCCGACCGCGCTCGAGAACCAGCTCGACCGCTCCACGATGCAGATCCAGCAGCTGCGCGAGGAGATGAACCGCACGGCCAAGCTGCCGCCGACCAGCTCCGAATCCGTCGAGGCCCTGGTCGACGACCTGCAGCGCATCGCCGACAGCGCCGACAACCTGGACACCGTCGCCGACAACATCGCCGACATCAACACGGTGGCGGCCGACTTGAACGAGCCGGTGTCTGAGATCAACACGGTCGCAGTTTCGATTGCCAACGTGAACACCGTCGGCGCCAACATCACGAACGTCAACACGGTGGCGGGCATCAGCGCCAACGTCACGACCGTGGCGGGCATCGCCGCGAACGTCACGACCGTGGCTGGCATCGCTGCCAACGTCACGGCAGTGGCTGGCAACGCGACCAACATCAACGCGGTCGCAGGCAACGCCACCAACATCAACGCCGTGGCCGCGAACGAAACCAACATCGACGCAGTTGCTGCCAACGAGGCGGCCATCGACACTGTGGCTGGCATCAGCGCCAACGTCACGACCGTTGCTGGCATCTCGGCGGACGTGCAGACCGTGGCGGCCAACGTAGCTGACATCACCAACTTTGCCGACGTCTACCTGGGCCCAAAAACCAGCGACCCGACGTTGCGCAACGATGGCAGCGCGCTCCAGGTGGGTGACCTCTACTTCAACACCGTTGAGCAGGCCCTGCGCACCTACGGCGGTACGCAGTGGGTCGCAGGCACTGCGGGCACGATGTCCGTGCAGAACTTCTCTGGCAACGGTAGCACCACGGCGTTCACGCTGAACGCGGCGCCCGCCAGCGAGAACAACACCCAGGTCTATATCGGTGGGGTGTACCAGCAAAAAGACCAGTACAGCGTCAGCGGCACCACGCTGACGTTCAGCAGCGCGCCGACCAGTGGCACCGACAACATCGAGGTCGTGACGATCTCGACACTGGCGCTGGGCACCACCGACGCAGCGCTAGTCAGCACCACGCCTGGCACAGGGGGTTTGTGGTCGACAGTGCAGGGGTTCATCAACCAGCTGGTGAGCTCGATCGGCTCGTCGCTGATTGGGTTTATCCAGGCAGGCACTGGCGCAGTGCAGCGCACGACGCAAAGCAAGTTGCGCGACGCGGTTAGCGTCATGGACTTCGGGGCCAAGGGCGACGGCGTCACTGACGACACCGCAGCCATCCAGGCAGCGATCAACTACGTACGCAGCCAACCGAATGGGCAGCTGTATTTCCCACCAAATTTGCCAAGCCAATTTTACAAAACCACCGCCCCGTTAACGTGCGATGGTTCGATCAAAATCGTTGGTGCTGGACCAAATTCGGTCACTGTTTTGGCTGTCGGCCTAAGTGCTGGCCAATACGTTCTTGACTTTGACCTGCCTGTTGCCACGAATTACTTTTTCCAAATTCAAGACATCACGTTTAGAAGCAACAACGGATCGCCCAGTGCTCTTCGCATGAAGAACACCGCGTATTTCCTGTTGAAAAACGTGCAGCTTTACAACGTCTACGACGGCGTTCTCGTTACTGGTGGGAACTGCTTCTCAAACAATTTTGAGGAGGTTCATGGCTACAACATTGGGCGCAGCACGGTCTATTTCAGTGCGTTCAACGGCGGCGGAAATTATAAATTTGACGCCTGCACATTCACTGGCCCCTACGGGTTTTACTTTGACAGCGCCAGTGCTGTTAATCAGATGACGTTCATTAGCTGCAACTTTGAGCAGTGCGTGACTAATAGCTTCCGATGTGACGGAACAATTCAAGGTCTTTCATTTTTTGGATGCCGCACGGAGGGCTCAGACGGTAACGACTTTGTGGTCTACCCCTCGGCAGGAAACGAAGTTACAGGTCTTTCAATCACTGGCTGCTATTTCACAACCGACGCAGGGGCTTCTGTTCCGGTTCGCTTGGGTGGCAATGGCGGGCAAGTGCGCGGCTTCAGCATCTGCGGAAACCACGTCGAATACGCTGCCGCAAATTACTTTGTCGAGCTAAACGGCGAAGGCGAGTCCGGTGTTATTTCTGGCAACTACTTCAACCTTACGACAACGCTGCCAGCAAGCGCGCAACGCAACGGGGTCGTTGTTTTTGCAAACGAAAACGCTTCTGGCAAATGTGCCGAGTATTGGGGCGCAGAAAAATGGGGAGTTGTCACCGGCACCTGGACGCCAACCGATGCCAGTGGTGCGGGGCTCACGTTAGCCATTGCAGAAGGGCAATACATCAAGATCGGCCCGATGCTGCACTGGCGAGCGTTTGTTAGATACCCATCGACTGCAAGCGGTTCGGGGGCCGCCATCGGCGGGTTGCCTTACGCAATGAATACCCAGGGACAGTCCACGCTGGCACGAGCTGGCGCGTCTGTTGATTCCCATACCGCTGGCATCAATGTTGGAATTCGTCAATTTGTTGCGAGCAGCACCTCCTTTTCTTTCTACGATTCAATCAACCACGGCACCGCCAGGACAAATGCCAACTTGTCCGGTAGAGACTTAGAAATGTCCGGCTTCTACAAAATCGCATAAAGGTAATAATCATGGCACTGACTGAAAAACAATCCAGCAAAATCGAAATTATTAAGGACGGCACAGTATTTGTGCAGACTGACACGACCGTTTTGCGCGACGGCGCAGAAATCGCAACGACTGTTCACCGCAACAGTTTTGTGCCTGGCGCGGATGTGAGTTCGCAGCCCCAGCAAGTGCAAGACGTGTGCGCTGCAGCTTGGACGCCAGAAGTTGTCGCGGCGTTCAAGGCAAAGTCAGAAGCCGCGGTTTCCTCTATGTAATCTGGCTTCCCTTGGCACCGGTCTTGCCGCCCGCCCCGTGCGGGCTTTTCTTTGCCCGCTGTGTCCGTGTGCCAAGCGTCGCCCACTACCATTCGGCAACGCTTAATTCCTTGCCGCCATGACACCTGAAGAACGCACCCAATTCATCGCTGACGTGGCGGCCGCCATCAAGGCCTCAGAGCCCGCCCCGATCTTGACCGACGAGGAACAGCAGTGGGTGCGCTTGGCGATCCAGAAGGAAGCACAGAGCATCAAGCTGCGCCAGGCCGTGATCGAGAAAACCCTCTCAGGCCTGGCCTGGTCCGCGTTGGTCGGCCTGGGTTACGTGTTCTTGGATTTCCTTAAAAGCCACGGCCTCAAATGAGAACCGAGCTCACCCGACAACTCAAAGGCGACGAGGGCGTCAAGGCCCACGCCTACCAGGACCACCTCGGGTTCTGGACGATCGGCATCGGGCGTTTGGTCGATGCGCGCAAGCCTGGCAGCGGCCTGCGCCCGCAAGAGATCACCTTCCTGCTGAACAACGACATCGACGATCGCATCGACCAGCTGGGGCGCCGCCTGCCCTGGTTCTTGGATCTTGACCCGGCACGCCAGGGCGTGCTGCTCAACATGAGTTTTCAGATGGGCGTCGACGGCCTGCTGGGTTTCAAGAACACATTGAAGCTGGTGGAGCGGGGCGACTACGCCCAGGCCGCCGACAACATGCTGCTGTCGAAGTGGGCCACGCAAACGCCCGAGCGCGCTCGCCGCATGGCCGAGCAAATGCGCAGCGGCCAATGGCAATACGCTGAAGGAACCTGAAACATGGCACTTGACCCTGTGACCGCAGCGCTCGACGTGGGTAAGACCCTGATCGACAAATTCTGGCCCGATGCGGGCGAGGCCGAGCGCGCCAAGGTGCAAACCTTCCTGGCCGTGTTTATGGCCCAAGCCGACATCGTCAAGACCGAAGCCGCAAGCAGCCACTGGCTGGCCGCCAACTGGCGCCCGCTGCTGATGCTGACCTTCGGGGCGCTGATCGTGGCGCGTTGGTTTGGCTGGGCCGCACCCAACCTGAGCGAAGCCGAGTACCTCAAGCTCTGGTCGATCGTGGAGTTCGGCCTCGGCGGCTACGTCGTGGGCCGCAGTGTTGAAAAAATTGCGCCGAGCATTGCTGGCGCGCTGAAAGGGAGTAGATGACCACCCGTGTACCTGGCTCCATGACGGACCTCTCCGCTGGCTTCCCCAGCAACGCCCACACCCCACCGGGTGCGGTCGCCTTCAGTGCCACGGCCATGGCCGTGAACTGCGCGCTCTCCAACGTCTTCACCACTGTGCTCACGGCCAACGTGACCGTGGCGCCAACCTTCAGCAACCTGAAGGACGGCCAGACCATCAACTGGCGCCTGAAACAAGACGCCACGGGCTCGCGCACCATGACCTGGCCCGCGGCCTTTGACTGGCCCGGCGGCACGGTCCCGGCGCTCTCCACTGCGGCCAACGCGGTCGACCTGCTGGTGGCGACGTACTTCGCCGACACCGGCCTCTGGCTTGCCAGCCTGACGAAAGACTTCAAGTGACCTTTGCCGCGCGTCCGCACCTGAACCTGGGCATCGACGGCCCGGTGTCGCTCGGCACCATTCGGATCGAGGACTACACCTTCCCCGACAGTGCGGGCGCGACCTTCAACACCGACGGCACGATCTCGATCAACCAGTACCTGATCTCGGGGCCCTCGAGCTGGTACACGCCGACCACGGCCGGCATCGGCTCGAGCTACCAGATCCGCTTCACCTTGCTGACCGGCAACGCCTGGGACGCCGGGTTGACCAGCGGCACGCTCTACGCCCTGAGCAGTGCCCGCACGCTCACCTGGTCGTCCTCCACGGTCGACAAAGAAGCCACCGTCGGGGTCGAGATCCTGACCTTGGGCGGGGTGGTGGCGATCACGGCCACGCTCTCGATCGGCCTCTACAGCGAGCCTTAACCGGCGAAGCCCATGCGGGCGTCGTTGGCCGCAGGTTCAAACCGCTCGAGCGCGTTCTCGGCGATCGCGAGCTTAACCTTCAAATCGTGGATCTCGCGCTGCTGGGCGGCGAGCTGCTGACGCAGCAGCCCCAAGGCCAGCACCTGGCCGGCGCTGAACGTGTCCCCGGCAGGGCTGCACAGTTTCCCCTCCCAGAACCGCCAACCCGACCAGGCGCCGGCCGTGCCGGGCAGGTCCCCCAGCAAGGCCTTGATCGCCAGGTGCTGGCGCCCAGGGATGGCCGAGCGCGCGGTGCGCCAGCGGTAGAGGGTTTTCTCGTGGACGTTGAGCTGCCGGCACACGCCCAGTTCACTGACTTTCTCAATGAGTGTGTTCAAGTCTCTGAGCGGTAACCGATTGACCTCGAGCACCGGTTGCACCGGGGCCACTCGGGGAGGCATTTTCAGAACTTCGGCCGCCGGGCCCTGGTGGCGCCAGTCGGTGCAGCCGTCGTTCGGCGGCCTCAAACCGGGCGGCTGGACCGGTTCGGCGCGCTGCCAGGGGCGGGTGTACTTGGGCATGTGCTACAGTTTCCTTTAGCAACTGCTCAACCGTCAACCCCCGTTTTAGGACGCATAATGTATAGTATGCCTTTACAGAATTGTAAAGGCGGCCAGCGCTTAGGAGGTACTCGGCGCTCGCGTCAATTCTAGCAAGTGCTAGAACCGAGTGCAGGATGCACCAGGGCCTTGTTCAAATCAAGCCACTGACCGTTCGCGTTGAGCACCAGGGGAGGGTGCTCGGGGTGCGTCACGATCACGCGGTTGTCGTCAGTCAGTGTCATCTGCGTGCGGCTGTCATAGCCCGCCGGCAGCTCGGCGAGGAACTTCATTTCACCGGCCACGGCGTGCCTCCTTTTCCCACTGCTCGCGATGCTCGGCATCGCACCAGCGGCGCTGGTCGTCGAGGATCTCGTCGCAGTACAGGCAGCGCCCGGTGGCGGCCGGGCCTTCGGGCTTCTTCATGCGCATGGAGTTCTGGGTGGCCAGGTAGTCGCGCTCCTGGGCCAAGTCGATTTCATCCATGCTGCTTCTCCATCTCGATCAGCAGGTCGACCTCGTGCTTGATCTTCTCGAGGTCCTGGAACCGGTGCTCGGCCGGCTTGTCACGCCAGCGCGTTATGCGCTTGACGATGCAGCCCTCGAGGAAGTTCAGCTTGTTGGCGTGGATGTACTCCACCGGCTGGATCTTCTTGTCCTTGTAGTGACCGCCGGCCACCTGGACGTTGAGCGGGTTGGCCGCGTCCGACGGCTTGGTGATCTCGACCATCGCCCCTGGGCGCACGGCCCAGTTGTCAATAAGGTTGGTCTCGTTGCTGCGCGAGCAGTCCTTGCACGGGGCTTCCTTGGTGGAAACGGGCATGTGCAGGCAGGTGCTGCAAGTTTTCTGAATCATCGTTTGCCTTTCATGTAATCCATCAGCGCGTCCTGCACGCTGCGTTTGGTTTGTCTGCGGCTCATCTCGAGCTCGTCGATCGTGCCCCCGGCGACCAGGTAATGCAGGAACACGGGGCGGTCCTTGCCTGCCTGGAATTGTCGCATCGGTCCCACGCGCTCAAGGATCTGGTCGTGGTACTCGAGGTTCGGGTCCTGTGCGAAGAACACCACGGTGTTGCAGTGCTCCTGCAAACCGTCCACGCCGTGGCCCATGCTGGCCGGGTGGCCCAGCCACAGCTTGCCCTTGCCGGCCTGAGCTGCGGCCAGGTCTTGCTCGTTGGCCAGGTTCAGGGCGTCTGGGAAGCGCTCCACGATGCGTTTGAACTCGTGGGTGTAGTGGTAGGACACCAGCAGCGGATCGTCGCCTGTGGCCTCTACGAGCTCCTGCAGCGCGTCCAGCTTCTCGTCGTGGACCTTGACCCAGGTAACCCCGTCCTCAAGGAACACGGCGCCGGCGGCCATCTGCAGGCACTTGCCATACTTGGCCGCGGCGACCAGGGCCTCGACCTCGTGCGTGTCGATCATGGTGAAGAGCTCGCGTTCCATCTCGCGGTACTTGATCTTGGCCGTGGGCGGCAGCTCCACCTCGACCACGTTGACGATCGGGTCCTGCAAGTCGAACCAGTCTTTGGGGTCGAGCGTCAGACAGATGTCGGACAGCCTGGCGTGGATGTCATCGGCGGCGTGCTCGGCTGCGCGCCACTGGTAGAACTGGCTGTTGCCGGCCTTCATCGGCACAAACCAGCGCTCACGGAATGCCGAGAACGTGCGGCCCAGGCGCTGGCCCGCATCGAGGAACCAGGTTTGGCCCCACAGATCTTCGAGGCCGTTGCTCGCCGGCGTGCCCGTGAGGTTGATCCAGCGCTGCACGTCCTTGTGCGCGACACCGGCCAGGGCCTGGGCGCGCACACCACCTTGGCGCAGGCGGAAGGACTTGAGCTTGGTCGACTCGTCGGCCACCACGGTGCGGAAGGGCCAGGCCTTGCCGCTGTCCTTGAAGTACTGACGCAGCCAGACCAGGTTGTCGTAGTTGGTGGTGTAGACCTGGGCGTCACGGCGCAGGGCAGCGGCGCGCTGCTTCACATCGCCCACGACCGGCACGACCTCCATGCCGGCGAGGTGTTCCCACTTGCTAGCCTCGTTGGCCCAGGTGTCACGCGCCACGCGCAGCGGCGCCAGCACCAGGCTGGGCGCATCCTCGCCCACGACGTTGTGCAGGTGGTCAAGGAACGTCATCGTGATCGAGGTCTTGCCCATGCCAGGCTTGGCCCACAGGGCACTGCGCTCGACGTTGGCCATGTGCTGCATGGCCAAGGGTGCGAAGGCGCGGGGCGTGTATACCTTACGCATCGCTGCCTTTCGTGGGGTGCGGGCAGTTCGGTGGCGGAACCCACGCGCACCACACCGCCGGGTACTGGCCACGCACGGGCTCCAGATAGCGGTCGATGTAGACGTCGGGCATGTTCTCCAACGCCTGGCGCACGCTGTCCTGCTTGACCTTCAGCGCGTCGCTGATCTGGGCAGCGGTCAGGCCGTCATCGTTGGCGCGCAGCAGGGCGCGGATCTCGGGGTGTCGGGACCTGCTCATGCTGCGCCCTCAAATCGCAGGCGACCGTTGGCGGCCTGCACGTAGCGCGCAGTGCCAGCCATGACCTGGGCCATCTCCTGCGCTTTGCGCTTTTCGCGCAAGCGCTGTTGGCGCTCGGCGGCGGTGAGCTTCTCGCGCTTGGCGTCCTTGCCCACGCCAATTTTGTAGACCTTGATCACGTCTCGGCCAAGGCTGTCTTTCTCCCAGCTGCTGATGTGAGCGGCACCAGCGCGGTGTAGTTCGCGGGTGTACTGCTGGACGGTGACGTAGTGCAGGCCGGTGAGCTCGGCCAGCTCGTGGCAGTTGTAGGTGCCCTCAAGCATGTTCTTGATCAGCACGCCCTGGGTGAACGCGTTGATCTTGATGACGCTCTTGCCTTTGTTGCTGGGGGGCGTGCTCATGACAGCAGCTCCTCGACCTGGTAGAGGGTGCCGATCACCTCGACGCGCTGGCCCATCTTGCGCATGCGCTCGTGCTCCCGGTGCTGGGCGCGCTCGCGTGCGTCAGCGGGAAAGGTCACGATGGTCTTGGGGTTTTTGAGCTCGACCCAGATGGTCTGATCCTTACCCCCGGAGTCAGCTTGTGAGTCAGCGCGCCAAGGCAGCATCACCAGGCGATCGGGTGCTGAGTTGCGGCCGATCCACTGGACCTTGCGCACCTCACCCCCCATCGCCTTCACCCGCTTGGTCAGGTAGTCCTCGATGTCGCGTTCAAGCATGTGCTACCCCCACGAAGAAGGCTGCAGCAAACAGCACAGCGATGCAGATCAGCATCCACTTGGCCAGGTGCTTGACGTAGGCGCGCCAGGCCGAGTGGGGCAGGGCGGCGGGGGCGTGGTCGCGGCGCTTGACCTTGGCCACGCGAGCGGGGCAGTCGCGCCCCTGGCGGCATTCGCCGTATTCATCGCAGCAGTTCATGCTTCGGCCCTCCCCACGAAAGCGATGCGGAAGGGGCCGCTCTTTGAGTAGTGCTCTTGCTCGCAGTACCTACGAAAGGCCGCCTCGGGGCTTTCGCCAGGCAGCATGTCGATGCTGTGCCCGAGCGTGCCGCCTTTCCAAGAACCTTTCTCGCGGCCCACCTCGGCGCTGAACTCAAGGTCGAGACTGCGGCGAATCTTTGGCTTGCGAAACAGCGACAGCCACTTGAACCAACCGGCGCCGAAACGCCATTCGCGTTCCTGGACCCGGCAGGTCACGCGGATGCGCTGACCGTCGTAGTCATCGAACTCGAACACGGCGGCTGGGCAAGCCTTTTCCACCGCATAAAAAGCCTCCCAGGTGTTGCGGAACGGAAAGCCACGGGGTCGGTCCCACTCGGTTGCAAAGTGCTTTCCAGCACCGTCGTAGAGGCTTTTGCGAATGTGGCGCCACTGCGTCCACGGCAGGTGCCAACACGAGCTCCTGGTCGTCACACTGTCGTGGGTCTGCGGCCCACGGAACACCTGCAAAAAACCCTCGTTCAGGGAAAAGCCGTACTCACGCGGAAACACCTCGTAGTACCAGTTGCGTCCCAGACGGGCGATGGTGGCGTCGTCCCAATACTTGGCGATGTGCTTGACGCGGTGCGGCTGTACCTGGGTCGGCAGGTCGAGCCGGGCGACATAGCCAAAGGCGTAGGCCGTCAGGTGGTTGCGCGGGTGTTCATCTTCACCGCCGCCGGTGCTGAACACCAAACGCAGCGGATTCCATGACGCTTTAGCCCAAGTCAGCGGGCCCCAGCGGCGGTCGTTGTTGGTCAGTCGTGTCATGCCAGCGCCCCCTGCAGACGTTGCAGCAGGCGGAACTTGCGCCAGGTGCGGCGCACGTCGGTGGCCGCAGCGCAGCGCCATTTGAATTTGGGATCGGTGCACAGCCTGGATGGCATCGTGAGCTTGGCGCCGGTTGCGGCGAGTTGTTGGGCAGTCATGTGAGTCCTTTCACTTGGGTTGGCGATTTGTGAATTGTAGCAGATGCTAAACATCAATCTTTGCGGTATCGGTACGTTTCAAAGCCCGCAGCGGCTAGGGGAATTCCCTGAGCCCAGGTCGGCGCGGTGGCCATCATTTGGCCGAGCTCGTCGGCGTTGAACTCTTCGCGGTCGGGCGTCTCGGTCAGCAATTCGTCGTGCACCGAGAGCACGATCTCGTAGCCCTTGGCTTCGATCGCCGGCATGTTGTAGGCCAGGATGTCGCGGGCGAAGGCCTGCGTGCAGTTCTCAATGATCTTGCCGCCGTAGGTCTTGATGCGCCCCCACTGGCGCGTGTACTGGTTCACGCCGAAGTAGGTGATCTGCCCGTCGTCATCGACGCTCGGGTTGATGTAGCAGAGGTAGCGGCCAGAGGGCAGGCGGATGCGCAGCCAGGCGCCATCGCGGCGGGCCTTCAGGTGCTGGCCGATCGGGAACGACTCGCCCGGGTTCTTGATGGCCAGGCGCACGGCCCCACCGGCAGCAGCCCACAGTGCCTGGGTCGCTGCGTGAGCATCGCGCCAGGCGCGCTTGAGCACCTCGCACGCCACGTAGACGTCCATCGGCAGGCCGAGGGTGCGCTTCTTTTTCTGCGCCCAGTTCCACATGCCCTGCGCGTTCTCGAGCGCCTCGCGTGATGCGGTGGACCACACGGCCTTGGCCAGGTCCTCGAGGTCCATGTTGTAGACCGCGGCGAAGGTCAAGAACGCAGCGACGCCGCCCTCGTAACCCAGGCCCAGCTCCATGACCTTGCCGATCTGGCGCTTCTGGCCGGTGGCTTCTTTGGGGTCGATGTTGAACGAGCGGCCGTAGGCCACCTTGTACAAGTCCTCGCCGATGCCGGCGTCGAAGTCGGCAAAGGCTTTGAGCTTCCAACGCTCACCGGCCAGGAACGCGAGGCCCCGGCCCTCGATGTTGGACAAGTCGGCGATGGTCAGCTTCTTGCCGTGCGGCGCCACGATGCAGCCGCGCACGGTGTTGGCGGTCAGGCGCATGGTGTTGCTGAAGAAGAGCTCGGCGCAGCCTGCCTTCAGTGCCTCGATGCCCTCGTCGATCTCGGGCTGCTTCATGTCAGGCCTGGGCATGTTCTGCGGCTGGAAGATTCGCCCGGCCCAGCGTGCTGTGCGCTGTGCACCAGCGAACTGCAACGTGTTGCGCAGGCGGCCGTCGTCGCTCGAGGCGTTGACCAGGGCCTTGTACTTGGCGGTCGATGTCTTGGTGGCCTCGAGGCGGATCGACAGCAGCAGGCGCACGCCCTCGGGCAGGTCGGGATCTTCAACTCGGCGGCGCAGCGTGTCGGCCTTCATGTCGGGCAGGTCGACGCCGTACTCGGCGCAGATGAATGCGAGCAACTGGTCGCGCTTGCTGGCGCTGGCCACCAGGCCGTTGGTGGCGTCGACCACCTCGCGCTTCAGTCGCTTTTGCTCCCGAGCCACAGCTTCGATAGCTGCTCCCGCGAGATCAAGATCGACTGCCACTCCGCGGTCGTTGATGCGCTGGTCCAAATGCCAGATGGCCAGCTCAGGATGACCGGATCGGTAGTTCCAGGACGGCAGGCGCTGGTCGATGGCGCGCATGGCGATGATGTCTTGCCTGGAATACTCGAGGAACTCGGCCCACTGTTCGGGGTGTGTTTCACGCGTGGCCCTTCGCAAAATGCTGTTCTTGGGGCGCGGCTTGCAGAAGAGCTGGATCAGCTCGCGGCCGCGTTTGTCTTTGGCCTGGTCGGCATCAAGACCGACGATCTGCCCGATCTTATCCAGACTGCCGGGCAGGCCGTGCGACATGGCCTTGATCATCGTGTCCTGCCAGCGCTCGACGGGGATGTCGAGGCCCCAGACATGGCGCACCAGGGTGCGGTCAAACATGCTGTTGTGCGCCACGATCGTGACGGTAGGGGAGAGCATGAGCTCACGCAGCGGCGCAATGTCTTCGTACCATCCTGGCGCAGTGCAATCGACCACGGCCGGCTCGCGATCGTCGATGGCCCACTGGGCGACGGTGATCTCGGTGCTGGGGTGCGCAGCGTAGGCGTGGGTGCCGGCGCTCTTGAGGTCGCACTCGCTGAAGGTTTCGGTATCGAACCAGAGAATTGTCATGTCGTGCTTTCGTTCTTTTTGGTGAGGGCTTGTGATCTCCCCCGGGAACCCCCAGAGGCAAGCCCTCACCAAAAGACACCCGTTCCGAGACTTCCCTGAACGTGCTTGCGACCCTGCCAGGGTGACTCGGTGCACCGCCGCGCAAAAACTTAGCGGGAGCGGCGGGCACCTAAGCCTCGGCTGTTTAGCTGGTGGGTGAGTCCAACTGTGGAGGAATGCAGGGTCCCGCTTGCCTTATGCGAAGTCGTCGGCGCCGGCGCCTTCGGTGACTTCCTCGAACTCGTCGGCGTCGGCTGGGCGGCCGGCGCTGAACGAGTCGCCGTCAGCGTAGAACTGGATGCCACGCAGCTGGGCGTTCACGCGCTGGCCGTAGTTGTTGTCCTGCGCCCACAGCTCGATCGACGCGTTCACGTAGCAGCCAGGGTAGGGGCGGCCAGACTTGGCAGACAGCGGCGAGCGATCGCGGTCGATCACGGTCGGCGCGGCGTTCTCCTGGGCGGCAGCGCTCACGAAGAAGTTGCCGGGGAAACCGTCGTACTTGCTCTTGGTGTCGCCGTCGTGCAGCGCCAGCTTGTCCTGCTTGTCCAGGCCACGCACGATGGCGGCGGCCTTGTCGCGCCACTTCTCTTTGGCGATCGCGTCCTGGGCGGCGCGGATCTCAGCGATCTGTGGGTGGTCCGCAGGGATCAGCAGCGTGGCGCTGTAGCGGGGCTTGCCTTCGCCGGCCACGGTGGTGGGCTCGAACAGGTTAGGGAATGCCAGGCGCACGTTTTTCAGGAGGATGCGGCCGATGGGTTTGGATTGTGTAGACATGGAAAGGTCCTTTCAGGTTTGAAAAATTAAGCGAGATCGTCAGCGGTGGTCACGTCGGTGAAGTCATCAACGACCGGCGTGACCACCAGGGCCGGACGTGAATCGGATTCGGGCGCCACATGTGGCTTGCCTTCGTTTTGGGTGATGAGCGTCTGCAGCTTTGGCCACTGACGCGGGCCGATCGTGCCGGCCTTGGCCAACTTGTCGGCGGTGGTCGGGCTGATCAACTTGAAGTCGTACATGTCCTCGAGCTTGACGCGCATGGTCTTGAGGGTTTCCTCGGCGACTTTGGCGTCAGCCCACTGGCGTGCACCACGCTTGCCCTGCACCAGCTTGAAGCCGGACACCTTGTCGCCAGCCAGCAGGCGGCGCTCTGTCTCGGCGCGGATCGCCTTGCACCAGTCTTCGATCAGGTCGACCTTGGACAGGGCCGCGGCGAGCCAGGCTTCGTCCGCATGCTTGAGCGCCTCGGTGGTGGCGGTCTCAACGTCGGCAAACTCGTCGGGCGTGGCCGGCGTTGCACCCAGCGTGCTGACCGTGGCGGCCACCTCGTTGCGCAGGGCAGGGCAGGTGGCCTTGGCCTTGCAGAACTTGCAGGCCTTCTCAGCGGGGCGCAAAAACGTGGCCTCCCATTCGTTTCCAGCCATACCGCCCTGATCAGGCGAGAGGATGGCGCTGGCGGTGATGCACGAAGCCACCGCGCTGCGCGCAGTACTACGGCCCCAGGTCTCGAGCTCCTCGACGCTGCAGTCCCACTCGCTGGGCGCCGACTTGATGCGGGGCTGGCTGATGGCCATGCGCACGCGCTCGAAGTCAGCGACCAGGCCCTGGTAAGCCTGCAAGGCGCCAAGCCCGTAGAGGCTCATCTGCGGGTTCTTCTCGGCGTCGACCTCGACCCCACGGCCATACTTGAAGTCGACGACGATCAGCTCCTCGCCGCGGGCGATGATCACGTCGGCGGTGCCCCAGGCTGTGTGTTCTTCGACACCCAGGTATGTCGAATAGTTGACACGGATGTCGGCAAACACGACACCGTCGTCGCCCTTGAGATCGGTGCAGTAGTCGATGCAGACCTGGACGTGCACGGCCATCTCGTCATCCACCTCGTAGGTGTAGACGCTGGCGTCGGGCTCGCAGGGCTTGCCTCGGCTGTCCAGGTGGATCAGGCGGCCGATGTAGGCAGACGCGGGGCGGTCATCCTGCAGCGCCCAGGTCAGTACCTGGTGCGCAGCGGTGCCTTCAGCCGCGTATGCGTTGGTGTTGTCTGGCGCGCCGTCCTCGAGCACGATCTTGCCCGGGCAGAGCATGAGCGACTCGAACTTGCTGGCGGACCAGTAGCTGTGGGCGGGCTGAGACATTAGGCAGCCTCGAGCTCGGCGAGCTTGTCGTTGACGGCGGCCAGGGCCTCGCCCCACTTGTCGGCGGGCAGTTCCTTGAACGTCTTCACGCCCATGCTGGCGGCCACGGCAGCAGCTGCCTCACGGCTCTTGCCGGCCAGGGCGAAAACTGCTTTTTGCAGCACTGGATAGTCGACTGATTTCGAGGGCTCGCCTGAGGAGGCAGTCTGTGCAGCGGTCGCTTCCTGTGCGGAAGGTCCCGCAGCAGCGTTTCCCTCATTTGCACCACTTGCAGCGGCAGAGCTCGTGGTGGGGGATGTGTCCGAAGCGGGGGTCTTCGTCTCGGGCACAGCGGCCTTCTCCACAGTAGCGGGGGAAGTTGCAGCGGCCGCAGCCTTCTGTGCTTTTGGGGCAGGCTTGGTCTCCTGCACAGCCTCGGGCGCGGGGCCGCCGACCAGGGCGCTTTGGGAAATGTCGAGCAGCGCGGCGCGGGCGGCCTCGATCGACTTGAAGTTGAGAGTGATTGCAATCACGGTGCTGTCCTTTCGGGTTTAGCGGTTGAGAAAATAATATTGTAGCGGCTGCTACAGCTTTGGGGAAATTTTTTAGTTGGGGCGCCACACGAGCAGGTCCATCAGCAGCACGCCGATGGCAAAGGCGAGGAAGAGCACGCGGGAGGCGAGCTGGGCGGGGGTGTAGTTCATGGTGGGGGCCTTTCAGTCGTTAAGAAAACGGCGGCGAGCGTTGCGGCTCATGCTGGCGTAGTGGGTGCGGGTATTGCGGTCGCGCTCTTCCTGGGCGGCGATCGCCTGGTCGATGGTGGCGGCCAGCAGGCCGATCGCGGCTTCCTTTTGGAAGGAGGCACCACCCCAGCGCACGAAGACATCGGCGCCGTTGGTTTCGATCGTGCCGGGCAGGCCCTGGTAGCTGAATGAAAGCGTGGTCATTGGTAGATCTTTCCGTCGTCGCCGACATAGAGGTCAATTGAAGGGAAGGCCTTGCAGGCTTCGGTGAGCTGGTCGCCGATGGCGCCCAGGCCACGGTCCCAGAAGCCGGCGCCGTGGCCGTTGCGGGTCAGCCAGAAGTCGTGTCCGATCTGTGTGTCCTGCAGGCCCGAGGCTTTGAGCAAGGCCCGGTTTTGCAGGACGAAGGCGGTCACGTCGGCGCGCATTTTCTTGCGCGTCTCGGGTGCGATGGCTTCAACGCCGAGTACGTCGAGGGGTTGGTCATCGTCGCCGGTGCTGGACCACAGGGCGCAGTCCAGGTAGCCGAGCTCGACGTCAGAGATGTCGGTGGTGTTCACAGTGGCAACTCCAAGTTGTCGAGGCGTTTGATCTCTGCACGAGCGGCAGCGGCGGTGGGGAAGCTGTGGAAGTCGCCGATGGTCTTGATGTCACCGTTGATGTAGCGGCGCACGCTGTAGGCCTTGACGCCCGAGGGGTTCACTTCGCTGGTAACGAACAAGGTGCCGGCGTTGGTTTGGTAGGCGACCTCGGGCAGCTTGGTGCTGAAGAACTTCATGCTGTCGCGGTCGAACCAGTGGCCGTCCGGGTTGTGCTGTGCGTAGGCGGTGCGGACTTCGGTGAAGCGGATGGTTTTCACAATTTCTCCTGTTTGGTTGGCGATGGAGAAATTGTAGCAGATGCTAAAACACACCCGAAATAAAAACCCGACTAAAAAGCCGGGTCTTTACGCCACGAGCCCTGTGGCAAAGCGATCAGCGCAAGAGCAACACCAGGCCGATCACGCCGCAAAAGCACGCGGCACTGGTCATGTAAAACAGGATGCGCACCTTGTTGCGCAGGTCCGCGATCGGGTCGTCGTAGAGGCCGCCGTGCTCGACCAGGTAGGCAATCCGCTGCCTGATGTATTCGTCGCTCATCGCCGTGTCAATCCTATGAGTTTGATGATGAAGGGTTCGTCCACCCGGCCGGTGAGCTTTGCGTGCTCGTAGGCCAGGCTGACTAGATTCGCGTAAACGTCGGGACTTGGATTGTGATCGGCGTCACGAAGCGCAGCAGCGACGGCGCGCACGCACGCAGATAAGGCGGCATCGTCCACTTGACGGGTGTTGCCGGCGTGCTCCTGGTCGAGCCAGCCGATCGGCAAGCCGAGCTTGGCCTCCATGTCCCGGGCGACTTTCTCGCTGATCTCGCGTGACGGGTTCGGGCCCACGAGCTGGGCCACGTATGAGCCGTTGCTGTGGCCGAGCTTCTTGGCCAGCGACGTCGGCCCGCCCCACTGGGTCATCAGACCGCGCAGGTTTTCGCGCCGGGTTTCATAGACGGATTTCATGGCCGGGCAGGGTAGCAAGACTTAGCGGCTTGCTGCAATAGCTTTACAGCCTGCTAAACTCACGGCCATGAAAACCATCACTTCCATGAAGGCCTGGATGGCCGCCGCCACCGTCGACGAACAGGAAACCCTCGCCGAGCGCGTCGGGACCACGCGCGGCATGTTGTACCAATACGCCGGCGGGCACCGCACCGCGAGCGCCGAGCGCGCCGGCGCCATCGAGCGGGCCACCGCCGAGATGCACAAGGCCAGCAAGGGCCGACTGCCCAAGATCTACCGCACCGATCTGTCTGAGGCCTGCCTTCAGTGCGAGTACGCACAGAAGTGCCTCAAGGGCCAGGCGGTGGTGTCCGAGTTCCCCATCGTTGACGCCCGACAACTGGAGCTGACCTTATGAGCTGGTGGCAAGTCTTGATCCTGTGCTGGCTCTGCTACATGGCAGGCTTTGCCACCGCGGCGCTCATGGCCGCTGCGCGCGACGATGAACTGATCCGCGAGCACAACCGCGAGGCCCTGCGCTCGGCAGGGTTGAACGATGATTGAAGCGTTGGCCACCGGCATGCGCGTGATGCTGCCGAGTGGCAACATCGTGATCCTGGTGCGCCGCGAGCGCACCGAATGGATCTGTGAATACACCGAGCTCGCCCGTGCGCGCGGCGAGGTGGTCTTCACCGGCGTCTTCCTGCGCAAGTACGCGCGCCAGGTGTGACGTTTTACTTTCTGCTAAAGTCGAAACTGCCAACCAGTTAAACGTGTGCCCCTTGGTGGGGGCTGGGACCCGTACACGCGGGGAGGTTGGCGCTTCGCCCAGCCTCCACCAAGGTGCCTTTAGAAAGCGCCAAATGCCAACACCCACCGGAGGCCGCCCATGAATGCGGTCACCACCATCAAACCCCATCTGACTTCGATCGTCGCACCCGACGAAATGCGCAACCTGCCCGCCTGGCTCGTGTGGCGCTTCGAGTACCACGAGGGCGAAGACAAGCCCCGCAAAGTCCCGTATTACACGGGCGGACCCAAGCGCCACGGCAAGCAGGGCTCACCACAAGATCTTCAGCAACTGACCACGTTTGACGCTGCGCGCACAGCTGCAGCGCGTCGTGGTTTTGATGGCGTGGGCTTCGTGCCCATGCCCGAGTTCAACATCTGCGCGCTCGACTTTGACCACTGCGTCACCAACGGCCAGGTGCACCCCGACCTCGAGGCGATCGTCACTGGCACGTATGCCGAGTACAGCCCCAGCGGCACGGGCGTGCGCGCCTTCGTCAAGGGCCAGTACGGCAACAGCAAGGCCCGCGGCGAGCCCTACGGGTTCGAGGTGTTCAGCTCCAAGGGTTTCGTCACGGTCACGGGCAACCGCCTGGACATCGTCGACATCCTTGGCAACGAGAACACGATCGCCGAGCTCGACGGTCCAGTGCGTGCCCTGTGCGCCAAGCGCTTTGCCCGCGAGCTCCCCGAGACCGGCGTCAGTGCCGGCGAGCCATTGGGTCTCACCCAGGCGCAGATCGACAAGTGCCTGAGCGTGATCGACGCCGACATCGGCCACGACGAGTGGCTCAGTGTGGGCATGGCGCTGCACCACGAGACCCAGGGCGAGGGCTTCGACCTGTGGAACGACTGGTCGGAGCTCGGCAGCAAGTACCCAGGGCGCGAGGTGCTGCTGCACCGGTGGTCATCCTTTGGCAAGACGCACGATCGCACCGTGACCGCGCGCAGCCTGGTGCACCTGGCCAACGAGCACGGCGCCGGCATCAACTTGAACGGCCCGGCGGCGCTCGAGGAATTTGACGATTTGGAGCCTGTCGACAATCCGACACCCGACGACAAGCCGATGCGCTTCCAGGTGCTCTCAGCTGACGAGTTCAGCAACCGGCCACCACCGACCTGGATCATCAAGCACGTACTACCCCAGGCCGAGCTCGTGGTGCTTTATGGTGCCAGCGGCGCCGGCAAGAGTTTTATGGCGCTCGACATGGCCGGCGCGATCGCTCGCGGCCTGCCCTGGCGGGGCAAGAAGGTCAAGCAAGGCAGGGTGGTGTACATCGCCGCCGAGGGCGCCGGGGGCTTTCGCAACCGCATGCAGGCCTACGCCACCCAGCACCAGGTCAACCTGGCCGAGCTCGACATCGGCGTGATCCACGCCGCACCCAACCTGATTCTGAAAGAGGACGCGCTCGACGTGGCCAAGGCCATCAAGGCCAGCGGTGGCGCCGACGTCGTCATCGTCGACACCTTTGCCCAGACCACACCAGGCGCGAACGAGAACGCCGGCGAGGACATGGGCAAGGCCCTGGCCCACTGCAAAGGCATTCACCGCGCCACGGGCGCTGTGGTCGTGCTGGTGCACCACGCGGGCAAGGACCCCACCAAGGGGGCCAGGGGCTGGTCAGGCCTGCGCGCTGCAGCCGACGCCGAGCTCGAGGTCGTTCGCGGCGCCACGGGGCGCGCGTTGCGTCTGACCAAGAGCAAGGACGGCGAGGACGAGCTTGAGTGGGGCTTCGACCTCGAGGTGGTGCAGATCGGCGTCGACGAGGATCTCGAGCCCATCACCAGCTGCGTGGTGATCGAGACGGCCATGCCAGTGATCGGCGCCGGTGCCGTGCGCAAGCTGGGTGTGGTCGAGAAGGTGGTCAACGATGTGATCCAAGAGTTCGCGGTCGCACAGACCGAGGGCATCGAGGTGGGCCCGGTGCTGGCCGAGGCGGTCAAACGCATGGAGCCGCCGACCGATGGCAAGCGGGACACTCGCAAGATGCGTGCTCGCAAGGCGCTCGAATCACTGTGCTCGGGCGACGATTCACCGTATTGGATTGCAGACGATGGCTGCATCGCGGTGTGCTGAACATGCAAAACATTACGCATTCACCGATGCAACACTGCAACACGACGTGCAACTTGCAATTTGTTGCAGTGTTGCGCAGCTTCAAAAAGTGCAATGCAACGCAACACCACCCTATAGGGGTGTTGCGGTGTTGCACTGAAGCGGGGGCAATTACATGCTGAATGAGCATTTGATTACGCGTTCAGCCCTGGAACACCGAGCACGCAACGAACGCGCAAAACTTTGCAAGAAAGGGCTGGTCATGCAGAAACTGGTCGCACTGAACGAAAACGGCAGGCGCATTGGCGAGAGCCACCCACGCGCCAAACTCCTGGACCACGAGGTCGATCAGGTCCTGGCACTGCTGGAGGCTGGGCTGAGCTACGCCGAGGTGGCGCTCAAGTTCGACGTCAGCAAGTCCTGCGTGGCGCACATCGCCACCGGCCGACGTCGTGGCCAGGCCGTCGAGCGCACCGTGCGCGTGTCCGTCAACCGATAGCACACAGCTAAATTCACACCATGAGCACCAAACCCTTCGACTGGAAACCCGCCTACCTGGCAGCACTGCGGCAAGTGCCGGTGATCAAGCACGCCTGCGAGGCGGCTGGCATCGACCGCACGACCGCCTGGCGAGCCCGTGAAGACGAGGAGTTCGCCAAGGCCGAGCAGGAGGCCATGGAGGAGGGCATCGACCGCGCCGAGGCCGAGGCCTTCCGCCGTGGCGTTGTGGGCTTTGAGGAGCCTGTGATCGACAAGGGGCGCCTGGCCTACCGCTATGAGCGCTATGAGGTCGAAGACATTGACGGCCACAAGGAAGAGAAATATCGGCTGATGCTGGACGAGCACGGCCAGCCGATCCCGCTCACCGTGCGTAAGCACAGCGACGCCATGCTGGGCTTGGTGCTCAAGGGCCGACGCAAGAAGGTCTACGCCGACCGCACCGAGCTCACGGGGCCCGAGGGTGCGCCGGTCGTGATCGACGAGACCGCCAAGGCTGCGCGTGTGGCGCAGCTGCTGGCGCTCGCCCAGCAACGCAAAGATTTTGAGGACCTTGCATGATCGCCGTCATCCTCGACGCCCTGCCCATGATCGCCGTGTCCGTGCTGCTGGGCCTGTGGATCGCGCACATCCTGGGCATGTGGGCCAGCCTCTTCAAGCGCGACGAATGACGCCGAGCCAAGCGCGTGACCTCGAGCGCTACCTGACCCCAGCCGAGCGGGAGGAGCTCAACGCCCTGATCGTGGCCGACCTGGCCGAGCACCGCTGGCGCCCGCTGCCAGGCCCGCAGACCATGGCCTACAACTCCCAGGCCGACGTGATCGGCTTCGGTGGCGCCGCCGGCGGGGGCAAGACCGACCTGGCCATCGGCATGGCCACGACGCAGCACCACCGCACGCAGATGTTTCGCCGTGAGGGCCCGCAGCTCAAGGGCATCATCGACCGCCTGGCCGAGATCCTGGGCAGCCGGCAGCTGATCAACGGCAACCCGCCCGTGTACCGCGACGACGACGATCGGCAGATTGAATTCAACTCGATGCCCAACCTGGGCGACGAGACCAAGTACCAGGGCCGACCCAAGGACCTGCTGGTC